CGAGATTGCCTTTGACCGCTGGGGCGCAACCCAAATGGTGCAAGACCTCGACGGCATGGGCTTTACCGTCGTCCAGTTCGCTCAAGGCTTTCAGTCGATGTCGCCACCAACAAAGGAGCTGATGAAGCTGGTACTCGAAAAGCGTATCGCGCACGGCGGGCATCCTGTTCTCCGCTGGATGATGGATAACATCTATATCAAGCAGGATCCGGCGGGCAATATTAAACCTGACAAAGAAAAGAGCACGGAGAAAATCGACGGCGCTGTCGCCATGATTATGGCCCTTGACCTCGCCATACGAAATGGCGGCGAAAGCCCCTCCGTGTACGACTCGCGTGGATTGCTCGTGCTGTGATGCGTTGAATAAACCGGTACGAACCGTCAATAATGAATTAGCAACGTACAGTTTTCGCCTATTTACCCGTTCGTTCGCCTAAAGCAAGAGTATAATAGGCGAATATATCGCCTGACACGGTTGAATAATCGCCTAAAATGCGATATAATTAGGCGCAATAAAAGGAGGGCGGGCAAATGCGGACATTCAATTATGATCAACTCTATGATAAAAAGTGGGATAGTGAAATCGTGGGGCTTGTGGCGCAGATTCATGAATACAAAGGGCGCCAAGAAATCTACTTGCAGCAGAAACCCGCTGCTTTAGATAAACTCATCGAGATTGCGAAAGTTCAGAGCACCGAAGATTCAAACAGAATTGAAGGCATCGTAACGACCAGCGTCCGACTCCGTCAGCTCCTCCAGGAAAAGACGACGCCCAGAAACAGAGATGAGCAGGAAATCATGGGTTACCGTGATGTACTCAATACGATTCACGAGAACTACGAGTACATCCCAATTCGCTCATCGTATATCCTCCAGCTTCATCGTGATCTGTACAAATACTCGGAGCGGTCCATTGGCGGCAGGTTTAAAAACGTCCAAAATTATATCACGGAAACGAAACCTGACGGAACCCAGATCGTGAGGTTTACGCCGTTGCCGCCCTATGAAACAGAAGCCGCCATCGACGCAATCTGCGATTGTTTCAACAGAGCGGTTGACGCCTACAGCATTGAGCCGCTGATCCTGATCCCCGTTTTCATCAACGATTTTCTTTGCATTCATCCGTTCAACGACGGAAACGGCCGTATGAGCAGGCTGCTCACGACGTTGCTTCTTTACCGGCTTGGCTATGTTGTCGGTCGCTATATCAGTCTGGAAAGCAAGATCGCATCGAACAAGGATCAATATTACGATGTCCTTGAAACAAGCGGGGAGGGATGGCATGAAGCGGAAAATGATCCGAGTGCCTTTATCAAGTACCTTCTCTCGACGATTCTTGCCGCTTACCGTGATTTTGAGGACAGGGTAAGTCTTGTCGGCCAGAAGGTTCCGGCTCTGGAAATGGTGCGTGGCGCCGTTATGCGTCAATACGGTAAGTTTACCAAGCGCGATATCATGGAACGGTGTCCCACGCTGAGCAGAGCTTCCGTAGAAAATTCACTTTCCGGACTGACAGACGAGGATGTTATTGTACGTCATGGAAAGGGCCGCGCCACATACTACGTCAGAAAAGATGCAGATCATGGGGCGTTTCTCCGACAGGCAAAGGAGCAGTTCGATACGGAAATCGAAAAAGGTATGGCGGATATCGCTGCCGGACGTTTGACTTCCGCTGCTGACGTCAGGGCCAAAATGCGTGAGGATCATGGTGTATAAGTGATTAGCAAGTAAATATAACGACCGGGGATTACGCGTTCTGAAAATTCGTATCTCGCATAGTGGAAGCCGTTTCTGCACATAATAGCATGGAAATTATGCAGATACTTCCCCTATATCGCTTGATTATCTGCATATAATCGGGTATACTATGTGCAGATATGGAGGGGTGTTGATGAGAAAGTTTGACTACTCTTTTTTGAACAACGGGTTGCTTCCGGCGCAGCTCGTTAATCTGACATCCAATATTTATTCGCTGCGAACGATGGCCGGTACTCGTAAAAGTGAATATAGAAAAGTGTTTACCGAGCTGGAAGCGATAGCCAAGGTGCAATCAGTCAAAAGTTCGAATGCCATTGAAGGAATTGTAACGAGCGATGACCGTATTATGGCTATCGTCAATCAAAACAGCGCGCCGTTAAACCACAATGAAGCGGAGATCGCCGGATACAGGGACGCGCTCAATGCAATTCATACGGAATACACGCATCTCGATTTTCGTGAGGCTGATATCCTGTATTTGCATGAAACGATGATGGCACTAGCGGGAAATGAATTTGGAGGGCACTACAAAACAGACGATAACGTAATTCTGGAGATTGATGCCGATGGAAACCGTAGAATACGCTTTCGGCCTACGCCAGCCAATGAAACGCCGCAGGCAATGGAGCAGCTGGAGTTCGCTTATATGGATGCGCGAAATGACGCAAGCATCAATCAGCTATTGCTGATACCGTGCGTTATCCTTGATTTTCTGTGTATTCACCCGTTCCGTGACGGGAACGGCAGAGTATCACGTTTGCTGTCTCTTCTTCTGCTCTATAAAAATGGGTTTGACGCGGGAAAGTATATATCTTTTGAGGAGCAGATCAACAAATATAAGGCTGACTATTATGATACTCTGCAGCAGTCTTCCTCCGGCTGGGACAGAAACGAGAATGACTACTTCCCGTTCATTAATAACTTTCTGTCTATGCTGTATATGTGTTATAAAGAGCTTGATAAGCGTTTTGCTGTAGCCAATGGCAAGCGAATCACAAAGAAGGAGCAAATCGAAGCAACCGTGCTCAACAACCTGACACCAATATCGAAAGCTGAGATTTGCAAACTGCTTCCGAACATTAGCCCATCGACCGTTGAAGCCGTTTTGGGATCGATGGTAAAAAATGGCCAAATCGAACGAATTGGCTCCGCACGGGCTTCGCGATATATCCGAAAATAGAGTATACCCATCAATAACAAAGCGTCTCGAAAGAGGCGTTTTTGTTTTGCCCATTTTTGCCGTGAATTGAAAAGGAGGTATTTCATGAACCCGTTCGCAAAACTCTTCCGCCCGCGCGACAAGCCTCCCGCCTCCGGCGCCACCGACTATATGAACGGCAGTCCCTATATGTTCTTCATGGGCGGCAGCTCGTCCGGCAAGCATGTCAATGAGCGGAGCGCCATGCAGATGACAGCCGTGTACAGCTGCGTCCGCATCCTTTCCGAAGCGGTGGCGGGGCTTCCTCTCCACCTGTATCGATATACCGACAGTGGTGGAAAAGAAAAGGCTGCCGATCATCCGCTGTATCACCTGCTCCACGACGAGCCGAACCCGGAGATGACCAGCTTCATCTTCCGTGAAACGCTCATGACCCACCTGCTCCTGTGGGGCAACGCCTACGCGCAGATCGTCAGGAACGGGAAAGGCGAGGTGTTGGGGCTTTACCCGCTTATGCCCTCCAAGATGACTGTGGACAGGGACGCAAAGGGCGAGCTGTTCTACCGCTACCAGCGCACCACTGAGGACAGTCACGAGCTTGGCGAACCGAAGATGGTCTACCTCGATCCGCACGACGTGCTGCACATTCCGGGGCTTGGCTTCGACGGTTTGGTTGGTTACAGCCCCATTGCTATGGCCAAGAACGCCATCGGCATGGCGATCGCCTGTGAGGAATACGGCGCGAAGTTCTTCGCCAACGGCGCGAACCCCGGCGGCGTGCTGGAGCACCCCGGCACTATCAAAGATCCCCAGCGCGTGAGGGAAAGCTGGAACAGCGTATACCAGGGTTCCGGCAACAGTCATCGTATCGCTGTTTTAGAGGAGGGCATGAAGTTTCAACCTATTGCCATCTCCAACGAACAGGCGCAGTTCCTGGAAACGCGCAAGTTTCAGATTGACGAGATCGCGAGGATATTCAGAGTGCCGCCGCATATGGTGGGCGATTTGGAGAAGTCCAGCTTCAGCAACATCGAACAGCAATCGCTGGAATTCGTGATTTACACCCTCCGGCCGTGGCTGGTGCGCTGGGAACAGAACCTCGCGCGTGCGCTGTTTTCGGATGTCGAAAAGCCCAGAATGTTCTTTAAGTTCAACGTGGATGGGCTTTTGCGCGGTGATTACGTCAGCCGCATGAATGGCTACGCGGTCGGACGGCAGAACGGCTGGATGAGCGCGAACGACATCAGATCGCTTGAGGACCTCGACCCCATCCCGGAGGAAGAGGGCGGAAATCTTTTCCTTGTGAACGGGAACATGTGCCGACTTAGCCAGTCGGGTTCGGCCTACTCCGCGAGCGGGCAAAACCAGCCGTCCGAAGAGCAATCCGAATCCAGCCCTCAACCCGAGCCTGAACCACCCGACCCACCGGCCGAAGAGCCGGATAACGTGCACAAGCGCAAACGGAATAACAGAAAGGAGAACACCCCATGAAGAAATTCTGGAACTGGGTGCGAGACGAAAACACCGGCGAGCGCACCCTTTACCTCTGCGGCGTGATCGCCGAGGAATCCTGGTTTGACGACGATATCACGCCTGCCATGTTCAAGGCGGACCTGCTCTCCGGCAAGGGCGACGTCACGGTCTGGATCAACAGCCCGGGCGGCGACTGCCTCGCGGCAAGCCAGATCTATAACATGCTCATGGACTACAAGGGCAATGTGACTGTGAAGATCGACAGCCTCGCGGCGTCCGCCGCATCCGTTATCGCCATGGCGGGCAAAAAGGTGCTCATCAGCCCGACGGGCCTTATCATGATCCACAATCCCGCGTCTATTGCCATCGGCGACACCGCCGAGATGCGCAAGGCGATCCAGATGCTCGACGAAGTGAAAGAGTCGATCATCAACGCCTATGAGATCAAGACAGGGCTCAGCCGCGCCAGGCTCTCCCACCTCATGGACGGCGAGACATGGATGAACGCGAACATGGCTATCGAGCTGGGTTTCGCGGATGAACTGCTGTTTACCGGGAAAGGGGATGACGCCGTTCCCGCAACCGATCCCGTGACCGCAGAGGATGGCTACGCCTACAGCTGTAGGACGGTATCCAATAAGCTGTTGGCGCGGATTGCCGCAAAGATGCACAAGGCTGTGGACAACACAACTGCCGAACCTCCCGCGCTCACTAAGCCGCCCAATTCTCCGGTCGCCGAGCCACAACCGCCGGCTCCTGCCGTCCCGGAGGAGACCGTTCCCGCTGTAACACCCGCTTCTGTCCCTGCTGAACCCCGGCAGCCGGCACAAGCGGGTGTTTCCGTATCCGGGCTTGAGCGTCGCCTGGACCTGCTCAAGCCCTACGGCGTTAAACCTGTCACCCTTTCCACCCAAACCGCGCCTTCCGGCACGGCCAATACTTGATTTTTAGGAGGATATCACAATGAGTAAGATTATCGAACTGCGCGAGCGTCGCGCGAAACTCTGGTCTGACGCCAAGACGTTTCTGGACACCCATCAGAAAGATGGCATCCTGTCCGCCGAGGACAACGCCGCCTACGAGCGCATGGAGAACGACGTGGTCGCCCTGGGCCGCGAGGTCGAGCGCCTCGAGCGCCAGGCCGCCATCGACCGCGAGCTGGCTGCTCCCGTCAGCGCGCCGCTGACCGCCAAACCCGAAACCGGCAAGCCCGGCGATACCAAGCGCGGCATTGCTTCCGACGCGTATAAGTCCGCGTTCTGGAACGTGGTCCGCAGCAGATATTCGCCGGAGATCCGCAACGCGCTGGAAGAGGGCGTCGATGCCGAAGGCGGCTATCTCGTGCCAGAGGAGTACGAGCACCGTCTGCTGGAAACGCTCGCCGACTTCAACATCGTGCGCCAGGTGGCGCATGTGTTCCGTACCAGCTCCAGCGCCCATAAGATTCCCCTCGTCGCCACGAAGGGCGAGGCGTCCTGGGTGGACGAGGAGGGCGCGATCCCCGAGAGCGACGACAGCTTCGGCATCACCTCCATCGGCGCGTACAAGGTCGCCACGATGGTCAAGATTTCCGACGAGCTGCTGGCCGACTCCGTGTTCGACATGGAGAGCTACTTTGCCCGTGAGA